TTAGGGCTATTAGCTTCAAAAGTCTTTAACTTCATTGCTAATAACTCTTCTGTACTAAACATTACATTACGTTCTGACAAATGTTTTTTGTATGTCAGCACGTAAAAATCGTTTTTCCTGAACTTAACAGTTAAGGAAGGCGAAATTATGCTTATATCGTTATGTTTTCAAGAATTTCTTGAAACATACTCAACGAAAGAACCAAGCTTAGTCATGGACTTCGTTTTGTTTAAGTTTATAGGAACACCAATCCCTTCAAAGAGATTCACAAATTTATTGTCAATATCTTGAAGTGTCATATCATCACCTACTTCTAGGAAGAAAGGATCGAATAGACCTGGATAATATTTATTATAACAAAATTTAATAAATAACATATTGGTTAGCATAGCAATTGCGAAGCTACCTTTGGTGCCCATACCTTGACCCTTACCGTATTTAACGGTATTGTTCGAGTTACCTATATTTCAAGGGCAAGATACTGCTAAGCCTCTTCAGGCTAGCGCTAATTTTTGTCCGAACAACGCCTTTACCACTACAAATTGTAGCGATGAAGGTAGGTTATCTGTTCACTCTGAAGCGTCTAAAGAACGCAACTGCTCCAGGATTTCTTGGGGTAGTGCCATAATTTGGGCTCAACCTTTGGTGTGAGAATAAAACGAACATTGTTCTGGGAACAATCTCATCGTAACTCTATTGACCTTTTTTTCTAAAGGTTGTAGAAGGCATTGAGTTCAGTAATCACAAATTGCGATTACTCTACTCTTATTGCCAGAATCCGTAACTGCCGTTAGCTTTCTTAATTTTATTTTATTTAAGTTAGCGTTCGGGTTTTCATTTTTGTAAACCTCAGCTACTGACTCTAGATAACCTAAGAATGGTTGATTAGATGTCACATGACAATAGTCAGTGAAGTATTTAATTAGACCATCCTTGTTTTGAATTAAAGCATAAGCTTCCATTGGAGCGGATTCCAGTTTTGGGACTCCGTTGGGCCCGTTAGTGGGACCTCCAAATGGCGTTATGTTTAGATCAACTAAATCAATTAATTCTGATTCAGTTGAAAGTTCAGTTCGAACGAATCGTTCGAATTCTGAAAATAAATCCTGATCTATTTTAAAAGTTGCTTTGATATTATTAACATCAAGCTCTTTAAATGACTCGGACACCCTGTTTATTTTAAATAGGGTGACAAATAATCGTCTCAATTCAGCTACCTGTTTTTCGGTAATTGATCCATTGGGAGAGAAATCGATCACTAGGTGATAGTATTTTCTCAAGAAACTTAATTGGGTAGGTCAAAAATCTTTTTGCCCTATCGACGTAAATTCTGGAGCTCTTGTTATTTTACCTTCCAATAGGTTGGTGCAATACAGAGTGAAGGACTTAAAACGCTTAGTGCCTTCTTTTATTCCGTGGTTAGCAATTAGCTTATCATGAAATAAGACCATTTTCTGAAATAACTCTGTTATTTCAGATTTAGTTATTAAACTTTGTTTTTCTGAATTGATTAATTCAGGAAAAACCTCGTTATAAATGGAGAAATTTACCCTATCAAGGGTTCCATTTATATGTTTAATATGAGAC